GCGCTCTTAGGGTTCTTACCTGCACCTTTCACTCCCTGCTGACCAAATCGAATTGTCTTGATCTTATCACCCTCTTTCGCAACTACAACATGCGATTTAGTGGGATGGCTGGGGGTTTTCTTCGGCTTGTTGTACCCGCTTACGCCTACGCGTGCGAGGCGCGGATCCTTCTTGCTCATTGGTTAAAGCCTCCACCTTGGCCTGGAGTTCCTGCACTTGGCGCTGGAGTGGCTCCATTTGGCCTTGGAATCTCTGGAATATCATTTGGAGTTCTCTGTCGGTTAGCATTCTCTTTTCCTTGGATTTGCTTCTCTTTGATTAAGCGATCAGCAATCTGCATACGACGTTCAAATTCTTTGTCGTCTTGATCGCCTTCACGCAAGTTTCGGGTAACAGCATTGATTCTGTCAATCTCCAGCTCCTGCGGAACTACTGCCGCTTCAGCCGCAAGCTTTTGTGCTCTAGCCGCAGACTCTTGTGCCTGTGCAGATAGTGCCGCTGTCTGAGATTGCTGGAACGCCATCTGCGCCTGCTGGGCTTGTGCCTGCATTTGCTGTGCCTGTGGGTTCGGTTGCATCGCTTGTTGCATTGCCGCAATGAGTTCCTCTCGGTTCGACAAGTTCATGTTGTCTACTACCGATTGGATAAGCGTTGTGTACAGAGGAGAGTCTTTGCCCATCGTCTGCAACAACTGCACTAGCTGAGTAACTTCGTACTCACGAGCAATAATACCCAGAGTACTGCTAGCGTTAAACTTGTAGTCTGCAACCGGGTAAGATTCAGGATCAAACTGCATATACCTATGTGCGGCCTTCTTAACAAACGGAATCAAGAAAGACTGCTGGAAGTTAATCAGTGTCCGTTTGTGACGCTTAATAATAGCGCCAAGAGACATGCTAATGCCAGCGGCAGTCGCTTCGCCATTAACACTACCTGCAATACCTGCTGAGTCTACAGCTCCGGTTGCTTGCTGTACCATCTGCTGTAACGCGCCAGCTTGTGCAAAGGTGATTTGACTAACCTGCCCAAAGTTAAATGGCTGAAGTACCTCTCTAGGATCTCCATTAGTTAGAATCATCTTGCCGGGACGCACTTCTGGCTTTGCTCCGCGCGGAAGTCGCGTAGCATCAATAGCCATCATCGGGTGGATTGTTAAACTTAATGCGTCAATTCTGGCTCGCAGTTCTGTATCGAGTGCTTTCTGTGAGTTGTATCCCTTTTCGCATACTCCTCTCCCCCAGAATCGTCCTGGCACTACATCCCACGGGAATGCAACAACAGGGCGGTCACTCATCATATAAGGATTGGCTTCAGCCTTAAGAAGAATTCCGCCATTAGCAATAACAATAACAGCTTCAACATATTTACTGTCTTCGTTATCGCCAAAATCGCCATCATTGTCTAAAGCATCGCTAAGAAGATCTCTAGGCACAAGACCGTAATACTTAGTCAGTCTAACTTTGTCATCGTTATAGATTGTAATGTCTTGGTCTGGCTCAATATCCGTATCTGTTGACGCAGGGCCTACATAATTATCACGATAAACGCCTTGCTCTTGTAACTGCTCAACAATATGACGGCTAACAAACTCGTCAATACACACGCCTAATGCGTCATCTACGTTTGTAGCAACAGGGTCAATTAAAAAATTCTGAGGCAGGACGGGGCGAAGCTTTACCTTTACCTTGTCTTGGACATTAACGCCAACAGCTTGGAGGTCTCCATCCATAATTGGTTGAGTAGCGGGAACCATCTCTTTGACTTCTTCGATAACAATTTCGCCAATGCCCGTGCCAAACACGGCGGCATTGATAAGGCATTCGGCAACAGCCTTTCGTACCATGCACTCTTCAAAGTCTTCAGTAAGTTTATTTCGCAAAAACAAAACGTCTTGACGGTCGGTGTCACCCAAGTTATCAGACACATCAAACCACTTTCCCCTTCCAAACGTGGCTTCTTCTAACTCAGCAACATTGGATTCAACAGCTTGCTGTAAAGCAGGAGAGATAATCCGGCTACGCTCAGATTTGCGCTCACTATCAGAAGGATCCCAGATTCCGCGCCAAAGCCTGTAGTATTCTTCAAAGCGCGACTCATAGTTTGATTCATAATAATCTCGCCAATCTTCGCATTTGCTAATAACCCAATCCTCAATAGAGGCTTCAATTACAATTGGATCTTCTTCGTAAACATCACTCATATCAGTATCCCGCCACTATGTCTAAGATGTCGTGGTCGTCTATTTCGTATTCATAGTCATAGGCAACATCAGCTAGTTGGTCAATATAAGCTAATGCGTCTATTAAATCGTCGTGGGTTAAAGGATCAGGGAATTGAAAGAGTTGGTCAAGGAATCTTGAGTTCCATTCGCCTTTGTTTAAGCTGATATACCCATTCTCAAAGCGGCCCTGTAATGCCCACATAACCCTATCAACTTTCTTTTTGTTGCCGTGGGTTAGCTCTTCCACTCGAAAAAACGTGCCGTATTTTTTTTGTAGATCAACAAGTGGAGACATAACCGCCTGCTTGGCTATGCCCCTTTCGATGCCCACAGATACGGGCCTGTAATCCCTTACGGCTTGGAAGATTTTCATTGCGGTTTCATCGAGCGTCCACCTTCCATAAATAATGTTTTCTACGTACCAACCATCTTCTGAGACATCAACAATGGCTATTGCGGTTTCGTCGAGCTTTGCGTTTTTGGTTCGTTTTTTGTTGACCTCTTCGAAGCCAGCAAGGTCAATGGCAATGTAATAGTTTCCACGAGGCTCTTGATCCTCTTTGACCCGAACCCAATCTTCCTTAAACATTTCCGAGCCGCGAGCTTCAAACGACGCCATAAATTCTTGACGGAACGCATAACTAGACATACTCCTTTTAGCAGTGTTGATTTCATCTTTATCAAGCAGAGGATTATCGTAAGAAGTAAAATGGTAGGCCGCGTAAGTTTCATCATCACCTAGCTCCGCATACTTATACAATTCGTAAAAATGATTTCTTCCCATGGGCGTCCCAATAAACATGGCACAGCCCTTTTGATCCGCAAGTGCTGGTCTCAGGATCTGCTCAAATACGTCAGGTTTCATATCTGCGTATTCATCAAGAACTAAGAACTTGAGACTAACACCTCGCATGGTTTCTGGTCTATCAGCACCCTTGAGGCTAATGGTAGCTCCATTAATGAGCTTGATTTGTAGATTATTAATATGACTTCCAGCGATAACAGGATGACCCAACTCCAAAAGAGTTTGCCACATGATGTCTCTCGCCTGTCCCTGCGTCGGTGCAACGTAGAATACATGTCCCCTATCGGCCTGCAAAGCATTGACTATCAACATCCATGCGGCGAGGCGGGACTTACCCGTACGTCTGCCAGCCGCTACAATTTTAAATCGGGTATCATCTGCCCAAACTTCTTGTTGCCAAGGCAGTAGCTCTATATTGAGATCACTCATAGAAAGCTATGATCCATTAAAGTTATTAAAGACTGGGGACGCCTCTATTAAATCAAAGGTAACAACTACCTCTACGTTACCTGCACTACCACTAGAAGCCTTAATAATGTCTCCGGGCTGTAGAACAAACACGGCATTACCATCAATCAGCAAGTTTTCCTTCGAGGATATGTTAGTGCCGTTGTAGATATACACGTCTGTAGTAGGGCTAGGCTTGTCTACAAATAACGTAATGCTATTAGTAGAGTTATGCAGGTTAGCAATAAACGCCATGTTCCAATGCGCAACGTAACCGTTAGGAATAGTAACAATTTCTTGCGTACTGGTATCTGTTAGATTTTTGTTTTTGGTGTATAGCATTAGGAATATGTCCACATAACAGGGGTTTCCTTTCGGGAATCTACATGCACAAAGGTTTTGGCTACTCCAATTCCGCCGAACCCCATCTTAAGCGCGTTATGGACAACGTTCATACGCTCAAATCCATTGGATACGGCAATATCAGCCGCAATTCCTTGGTTATGGGTGCCAGGTTTTTCTTTTTTTACTTCGTTTGGGTGTGTTTCGTCACGATACCCAGAGGTGATTCGGAAAGGAAAGCCACACGCCTCTCGCAAAAAGTCTAATTGCTCCAAAAAATCTGGATTCATTTCGTTTTTGTTGGTGTGCGTACAGTTGAACTCTTCTAGCCTAAAGTATTTCACCGTTGTCCCCGTTAATCACCGTAGGTTGGATAGTGCTGGGATCGAATTCGCTGGAGTCCATGCCAACATCCTTGACTTCAGCCGTACCCACACCCGTAATGTTGATCTGAATAGCAGATTTTCCGCCATTTTGCACGACATCTTTTTCAAATGCCGCTACAGGCAGGATTCTATCCATTACTAACTTCCATGCCGCCGCCTGATTCTTGTGGTCATGGTCTAATGCCGCATCAAAAATAGTATCCAATACACGCTTAGACTTCGGAGAGGCCAACATACGCGACTTATACTCATTGATTATCGTGGCATCACCCTTTGGGCGCCCTACTTTCTTTCTGCCACCGGGCGAATTAGCCGCCAAATCCTTTTTGGATGGCCTGCCGGACTCCTGCTTTCTCTTCTTGATCTCAGCTTTGCGCTGTTTGACGTACTCTGATGCCATAAATTTTAAGTTGGCTAATTAACCAACCCACCCTCCCTATCCTATATATGAACTACTGGCGAAACAACCCTTTTATAGCTAAAAGCTTAGCGACGGATTGTATCTTTAATACAAATCCTACCTTATAACTTAACGGAATAAAAACCTCTTCATTATTCCTTTGGTAATCAATAAGTTAAATCAACCGCAAAAACCCAGTTTAGAATGCCCAGTTTGCCCAGAATGCCCGGAAAAGGTCAGAATGCCCGTAATGCCCAAGTTTAGACCCCCCATTGGTTTTCCAAAATCCGCTTTTTTTGTATCTGGGTGGGAACTATATATACACGCTGACTGTACTTACCCCCCCGGTATCATTTCTGACTGAGGTTTTGACGAATGACCCGGCATATCCTACAGGCTGACCCGGATCACACTGAATGAGGAGAGTGTGTACCGCTGTAGGTCCCAATAGCCCCATCAATCTACAGTGATCTCTGAATGATCGACCACATGACCGCATCAGTCACCTGAGTATTAAGTCCCAATGACAACATCGCAGTAATCCTTTGGAATAAATTTCAACACCGTTACCTAGTCCGCTTAGGATCCGTCACCCACGTCAGCTCCGCAAGAGGAATGACGGTTTCCACGCTACGCGCGGACCCTCCGCAATTCACCGCTTCATCTCCGCTACCGCTACGTCTTCGCTCTCTTGCCAATCTGCCGCGTTTGCCGGAGTCCTGCTCCCGTCGGAAACGGCAGAAATTTTTACCAAAGGAGAAATACAATGTCATTAGAACTCAATCCAAATTCAGGTCTAGCCTTCCGTAACGAACGTGGTCTTGAGCGTTCAGATAAAGCTCCCCACTTTAAAGGTGAGATCCTCTTCGAGGGCAAGCGCATCGAGGTGGCGATCTGGGAGCGCAAGACTAAGTCCGGCAAGACGATGCTCAGCATGAACGTGCAGGATTCAGTAGCCGCTGAGTTGGAGCGTATCGAGAAGCGACGCGAGTACCTTCACGAAGTAGCTAATGCAGGTAAGTAATCAATGGGGTTTCGGCCCCTTTCTTTTTATCCAATGGAGGATGTAACGATGTACATAACGATGGTGTTGTTAGTTGTGTTTGCAGTAATTGGTGCATTGTCAACGATGATGGCGCTACTTAACTTTATGTGGATGGTGGCGTTGATGTCTGCCGTCTTAACCGCCGGCTTGCTGTTTGGTATTGACGCATTAGCGGAGGTAATACAGTAATGAAGGCATACAGAACGTATCGGATTTACGATGCCGATGGCAAAACGTTAGCGATCATGGAGTTTTACTACGATGAAACTGACGCTGACATTCAACGCCTGCTGTTTGGTCTGCATGATTTGTACGACACGATGACAGGCTACGAGCAAATAAACACAGGAGTGTGAAATGGATAACTTACGAAGCTTGGATCCCAAGTGGTACACCAAAGGGATGATCGGCGAGACTGTGCTAATGAATCTAGAACATTACGTTTATGGCAAAGCTCAGCCTAACTGGTCGGGCTTTACGATGTGGGCATTTGAGTTCGGACTCAATAAAAGCGAAGTTATTTCTATCATCAAAGAGGCAATGATGACAGAAACTTTGGATAACAATGCATAACTTTGATAAAGTTTACTAACCAAAACCAAAAGGGAACTGTTATGAAATATGATCGAATCGTTGAACTCGTTGAGTCTGCCATGGCGGACGAGACTTCATGGCGCAAGACGTGGGAATCGCAGTCTTGCCTCCACCAAAACTGGGTGACTAAGCGCCCATACAATGGCACAAACCAGCTAATGACAATGATTGCCAGCTGGAAGTATGGCTACACCAAACCTTACTGGCTTACATGGAACCAAGTTCAACAGCTTGGCGGTAGTGTCAAAGGCCAGAAAGCAACACCTGCAATCTTCTTCAGCAAAGCTAAGGATAAGAAAGATCCTGAAAAAGAGTTTGCTTTTGCAAAGGTATACAACCTATTCAACATTGACCAAACAGGCATCGAGTTACCTGAGATGCCAATACGAGAAAGCAGGCTCGACAACCCAAACGAAATTGCCGATGCACTGCAAGTCAAAGTGAGCAATGCAGAGCACCACAATCCATGCTATTCACCTTCGGCTGACCAAATTCGGATGCCTATGCCAGGGCAATTTGAGTCTGACGATGCTTACCAATCTACCTTTTACCACGAGTGCATTCACTCTACCGGTCACAGCAAACGACTAAACCGTGATCTTGCTGGTGCATTCGGCCATGAAGACTATGCCAAGGAAGAGTTAGTTGCAGAGCTGGGATCTATCTTTCTATGCGCTCAGCTGGGTGTGACCTATGACATTAGCCAACACGCCAGCTATATCAAGTCATGGCAAAAGGCTATCAAGTCTGATCCTCGTTACATTACGACAGCGGCAAAGGATGCACAGAAAGCATTCGAGTATTGCATGTCGCAATTTGAACTCATGCGAAAGTATGAAAGCGAAGCGGCATAGCCGTTCAGGATTCCGCACCCCGGCTTCGGCGGGGGTTGCGGAAATCCCTCACTTAATTCTTTACTTCTATTTACCAAAGGAGAAAACAATGGACTTACGTTATTGCATGCATGAAGGCGAAGACTCTTGGTGGGAGCATGATGCAAGAGGCATACCACTGTGCAAGGTGTGTGACAAATGCGAAGAAACAAAGCTTTCGATGTACCGACCAGAGGTACTAACTAATTCTAACTACACGGCTGATGAGCCAATTGAACCGGAGACTTACTAATGGACTTAACTAAAACTTACTTTGAACAGATCTGCCCTGAGCTATTGGAGTCAGAGATCAAAATCCTTATCGACAATGTGCTTGATCTATACAATCCAGAGAATGTCTACCCGAAAGCTATTCGCGTGGTAGCTTAGAGTTTGTTTCCCGACATCATCAAAGACGAAAAGGTTGTGCACATCGACGGAAGAGACAAGCTAAAGAAAGCCATTGAGCATTTGCGTATTGCATATGCAGAGTTAGACAAGATTCCTCAGTCAAAGCTAACCGATGGCACTGGCATGACTATGCTCGATATCAATTCATCTATTCATTACTTGCGCGAAGAGTTAGGAAAGATAGAAAGCAAGGAGGCATTCTAATGGACATCCG